TCGAGCTGGTAAAGATTTGCTCGGAATTAATTGGATTACCGCAGCTGCATTAAAGTCTGTGGGGGTGTATTGGTATATTTTCCCCACCTATGATCAAGCTAAACGCACGATCTGGGATGGCGTGACCTTAGATGGCAGGAGTTATCTGTCCTATATTCTAGAGTCTTTGGTAGCATCCAAGAGAGCTGCAGACCTTAGGATAGAGCTAAAAAATGGCTCGATTATCCAATTTGTCGGATCTACTTCACCTGATTCCTTACGTGGATCTGGGATTAAGGGAGCAGTCCTTTCTGAGTATTCCTATCAAAACCCCATCACGTTTTTATCAGTGATTCAGCCGATGATTGTGCGTTCCCAAGGGTGGTTATTGTTTCTTTACACTCCATCAGATGATCCAAGCCAACTCCATGGCCATGAGTTGTATCAAAACAGTGTAAAAAGTGAAGGGTTTTTTACTCAGTGTTTGAGCATTGATGACACGGTAGATGATCAGGGCAAACCCTTGGTAACCTTAGAACAATTAGAAGATTTACGTAAATGCGGGATGACCGAAGCACAACTGCGTAGAGAATTTTACTGTGATTTTGAAGCCCATAAATACCGAGATTCCCATAGTACGTTCTCAGTGCAGCTAAGATCTGCAGAACAAGAAGGCAGAATTGGCATTGTGCCTTATGACTCGGCTCATAAGGTGAATACTTACTGGGACATGGGCATTGTTGATTATACAGCGATTTGGTTTGTCCAAGAGCTGCAGGATAGTATTCATCTGATTGATTTTTACATTAACCGTGGCAAAGATTTTAAACATTACCTGGAGTGGCTAAGGTTACGTCCTTATACCTATGGGCGAAACGTCTTGCCCCATGATATGAAACGTCGTCAATTGCCTACACTAGATACCAGGCTTGATCAATGCAATGAAATCGCCAAAGCCATGAACTTTGAACCATTTGAGGTAGCACCTAAATATGAACGTGAGCAAATGATCGGCAAAGCGAGAGAACTGCTGATGAGCTGCCGTATTGATGCGGTAAAATGCCGTGATGGCATTGAAGGGTTGTATGAATTTGATGCCACCAAGCGTACCACTCATTCAGCTTCAATGCGGTGCACGGATATTAGTGAAGCGTTTTGCTATTTAGCCATGGACACTAAAACCTCTAAAGAACGAGAAGACGAGCAGACATTCCACAATCACCCAAGTCACGCCCAAACGGTGAATGATTATGCGATCTTCGGGTGATATGTTAGATAAGATTACCATTGTAGATATTATTCTTGTAGAAATTACCCCAAACAGCGTCTATCACAATTTTCCGAATTTCTTTCAAGAACATACGCAGTTTTATCTGCTTGAGCACAAACAAGAAGAAGTGGGGATTTATGGCATCACCACCGTTAATGAGAAGATTTGTGAAATTTCTCTCTATGTGTTTCAAGAATTTCGATTTAAGCTCCCTTACAGAAAAGTTCTGCTCTTGATTCTGCAACAACCTTTCGAATTAGGGTTTGATAAAATCCTAATCTGGACATATGAAAGATCCGTTGCAACGTTACTGCGTCAGTGTAAAGGAATTAGGGAGCTTGAGACTGTTGATGATTGTGTGTGGTTTATGAAAGAGAGGAGGTAACTTTGGGTTTTGTAAGTAATGCCATAAGAGCAATCTCTAAACCCATCAGCAATGCGATCAGTGTTATTGATGGCTCTAGAACTGCCAAGCATCGCATGTGGCGTGCTCAAGACGACTACAGTCTTTCGGTTAATTCTTACAATCAAATTCAAAGCAATTATCAATCCCACCAAAATCAGCTAGAAAACATTTTAAAGCAGATGCGCACCTTGGAAGATGAAAAGTCTGCTCAAGAATCGTTGTTTCAAAAATCTGCAGAACCATTAGGTGAAAAACGCATTGCGTTAGAAACCCAGGCCAAATCCTTAAACCAACAGCGTGACTTGCTTGAGGTCAAGGTTAAAGATTTTACCGATCAAACTGCAAACACAGACTTTGATGCTCCATTACAAAAAATGCTGCATGATTTTAAGAACAAGTTTGAAACTCAAAACACTGAGCTTACAAAAAAGAAACAGTTTTTAAGCACGATTGATGAGGAGGAAGATCCATTAGGATTTAGGCATCATAAAACCCAGGTAAAACAACTCATTAAAGATCATGCATCAGCCACTACACAAATTAATCAGCAGCATCAAGATCTAAGAGTCAAACACCAAACACTAGAAAAAGCCCTGCAGGGTTTAACCTTGGAATCACAAACGCTGATAGGTAAAAAAGCTGAACTCGATAAAAGCGAGGCTGCTTACAAAGATGAGGTGAAGACACAGATTAGCCCAATTGAGACCAAGCTTAAAAGTATCATTGATACCTACCGCACGCACCAGCAAACCGCTAAAGGTTTGGAAACTACTCTTAAAGGTTATGAGGGGCAACTCGATGCTCAAAGTAAAGTTGTTGAAGGTTATGCGCAAACAGCTACCCAAAAAGCTGCCACTTATCAAAGCAAAGCGCAGACCAATGCGATGCTCACGGGCGTTGGCATGGGTTTGTTAACTTACGGTTACGGTCATGCCTTAGGACTTGGTGGCACACTTTCCAAGATTGCTGGAGTAGTTAGTGGATTTTCAGCGATGAACAGCGCAACAAGCCAAGCGATGAACCAGATCAAGGGTATGGAAGGTCGAGGTATCGATGAGTACAGTCTTAATCAATCAAACGTAGATCTGCAAAAAGTTTTTGAGAACAAAGTAGCCATGCCGGAGTTTGGTGGCATCAAACAATCCTTGGAACATTTTAAAATGCCAACTCTACCAAAGTTAGGGCAACTTCCCAAGCTTGATGAGGCTTTAGGACAAGTAAGCGGCTATAAACAACGCCTGGAGAGCTTAGGCATTCTGGATGATGCAAAGCAGCCAATCCACCGAAGCTTCTTAAACCCTGAAAAACTGCAGTTACTGAAAGGTTTACTACAACCAAAGAACGTCAATGTGAACAAGATGAATATTAGAAAGAATTATGGATAAACAACAAACTCAAGGTGCACTGGATGCATATGAGCGAATCAAGGGTAAGCGTGATCCTTGGGAGGCGGTGTGGAAAGACATTGATGAAATGGTTTGCCCGCAAACCCAAGGAGATATTAACAAGATTAAAACTTTAGACTCGACAGCAATTTGGGCGAGAGATCAGCTAGCCGCTGGTATGCAGTCCTTGTTGATCAATCCCGCATTACCCTGGTTTAACGTCAACCTGGTGATGACTGATAAAGCAGAAAATGGTGAGAGGGAAGACAGCACAATGTCCCTAAAAGTGACTGGCTGGACACAAAGTGTACAATCAATCCTTTTGGATGTGTTGAGTCATCCAGAAAACAATTTTTACAATCAAGTCCATGAGTTTTTCCTAAATTTAACAGCATACGGCACAGGAGTGTTTTATGTGGAGGAATGTTTAGAGAATAAGCGCATCTTTTTTAAAAACATCCCACTCAAAGAATGCTTTTTTGAAGAAAATGCTCAAGGAATGGTTACCACATTATTTAGGCAGTTTGAACTGACTTTTAATCAAGCTTTAACCAAATGGCCAGATGATCCTGTCTTTAAAACAGAGGCGCAAAAGAATCCTGGAGACAAGGTTAAAATTCTTCATGCCGTGCTAGTTGATGGGAATAAATCCCAAACAGCGCAACAAGCCTACCAATCCCTCTACATTGATCTGGATAAAGAGCGTTTACTGCACGAAGGGCAATATCAGCGATTTCCGTTTCAAGTGGCCAGGTGGATGGTCAGAGATAATGACCCCTATGGTGTGCCGCCAGCATGCCATGTGATGCCCGACATTAGGCTGATCAATAAGCTACGTAGAATCCACGTACAACTTATGGATAAAAACCTAGACCCACCACTATTAGTGCCAGAACGAGGATTTTTTACCCCGCTTAAAAACACTCCAGGAGCAGTCAATTTTTACCGCAATGGTATTGTCGATGCCATTCGTCCTTTATCAGGCTTAGAAAATATGATGCCTTCAGAGGTAGAAGCAGCGCAATGTCGTGAGGCAATTTTAAAAGCATTTTATGTAGATGTGTTTCGTATGCCAGCAATGACCAAGGAAATGACGGCAACCGAAGTGCAAACCATGACCGAAGATCGTATGCGCTTGATGGGAGCAATCGTTGGACGTGTTGAGTCAGAGTTTTTAAGTCCGGTGATTCAATCAACCTACGCTCTTTTGGCTCAATATGGGCAAATTCCACCGTTAGAATTTGGGGGCAATCTACATTTGCCTAAACTTGAGATTGAATACATCTCCCCCTTATCTAAAGCGCAAAAAGCCGCAAGCTATCAGGGGGTTGAGAGTGTGCTGGGCTTTTTACAACGTAGCGGCATCGCTAATGTTTACCCAGAAATTTACGACAATCTGGATTGGGATGAGGCATTGCGTTTGTTCTTTAATCTCAAAAGCGTGCCAGTTTCAATTCTACGCTCGGCTGAGGATACCGCAAGGATTAGATCGAGCCGTGAGGCGATGATGCAAAATGCTCAGATGGCTCAAATGAACGCTCAAGGTCAAAATGGATAAAATAAGTAGGATAAAATGCAACTTGATCTAAATAAACCGCCTTTGATTTTACAAAACGAAGAACGGGCAGCTTTGTACAAAAGAGTGTTTGACAGTCAAGACGGCAAGCTTTTGTGTGAAGACTTAGCTCAAGCTAGCGGTTTTTATCAGGGAATTCATCCTGATAGTGACCCTGTGAAAGTGATGTTTCTGCAGGGTGGTCGCCATTTGTTCTTATATATTTGTTCACAAATTCAAGATGTATATAACGATAAGCCGATAAATAATAAAGAAGGAGAAGACATCCCATGGAAAATCTAGAATCAAACACCACCACAACATCGACCACAGGCGTGATCGACAAGCTTAAAGCCGATCTTACAAAATCTTCAACATCAGATGCATCATCTGAACCATCAACTCAAGCAAGTGCTAACGAAATTGCCGCAACACCTGAAAACCAAGCATCAGATTGGCTGCAAGCATTGCCTGAAGAATTTAAAAAACCATTGGCAAAGTTTAAGGATGTTTCAGGTTTAGCCCGCAGTTACCTGGAAGCAGAAAAAACTTTGAGCAAACGTCTATCGATTCCTGATGATAAGGCATCTGGTGATGAATGGGGGCAGTTTTATAACAAACTCGGCCGCCCTGAAGATAAGAAATACCTCGATAACCGTGAAGTTGAAGATCAAGACCTCCTAGATAAATATGAAACTGTGCTGTATGAGAGTGGGATTTCTAAACGCCAAGGAGAGGAGCTGTTAAAACGCTTTGAGACTCTCAACTCGGAGCTTGCCGCTAACTCCAACTCCAATCTTCAAGCCAAAAAAGATCAGCACCTCGCCAGTTTACAAAAAACCTACGGTGAAACTTTTGATCAGAAGATTCCCTTGATGCAAGCTGCCATGCAAAAAATTGGCTCCAGTGAACTAGCTGATTTAGTAGAACAGACCCAATATCATCCAGGGTTGATGCAGCTGTTGGTATCATATGGAGAAACCTTAAAATCTGATTCTCTCATAAGTGGCACAACCACTGCTCAAATCACTACATCAGAATCTGCTTTAGCTGAGATAAAAAGACTGACCTGTGATAAAAATTTCATGTTACAGTACACGACAGATGGCATTGGCCATGATGCAGCCGTCAATAAAATGACGGAGTTGCACAGAACCGCTTATGCGAAGTAATCGAATGCTCAAGCCCACCTAAACTGTGGACAACTTAATCGCATCGACATCGAAAAGCAGAAAATATTTGTTTTTTACGGTGGAGATTTTTATGCAAAATTTAACCCCAGGTTTTGTTGAGCAATTTAGTGCCAACATTCAACTGGTCTTACAACAAGAAGGCTCGAAACTACAAAAATGTGTGCGTACGGAAACGCTAGATCACGAAAGTCAGTTTTATAACAGCATTGGTGTCTTGGAGGCGATGGTTAGACCTAAGAATGCTGATGGCTACAATCTCGATGCGGATATGGATTTACGCACAGCTCCGATGACCAGACGTCATTTAACCGCACAGATGGTGTATTGGACTGCGGTGTTTGATCGAGGGGATCTTTCTAATACTATGCTTGACCCTAAGAGCTATTATACTAAATCTGCCGCATGGGCATTAGGACGTCAGTATGATCAAACCATCATTAAAGCTTTTACAGGAACTGTAGCGGGTAAACAGCCTGGTGCTAATGATGATTATAATTTTGGGTATGCAACTAATGCAATTCCTTTAACCCAACCCTTAAACCATGATGCCAATGGCAATCTAGGCTTTGTCGATAACCCAGAGGATTTGCATCAAGACGGCCTGACCATCAACAAGTTATTGGATGCTAGGGAGATTTTAACTCGTAAATATAATGGTGAAAAACTCTACGTAGTGTGCACCTCAGCTCAGCTCTCGGATCTGTTGAAACAAAAAGAGATCCAGAACTTTGACTACAACACCGTTAAGGCATTGGTCGCTGGAGAAATTGATACCTTTGCAGGATTTAAGTTTATAACAACCGAACTCTTGCCTGGTTACATTGGTTTTGCGGCTAATGCTGCGATTCCTAACCCACTAATCGCCCACGGCGATACCAAAATTACCATACGCAGCTGCTTTGCTTTTGCTGAAAGTGCGATTTTGTTTGGCAAAGTTAAGGGAGCATTCCTTACTAAGGTTGATGAACTGGTACGCCGCCACTATGCCTTGCAGTTTTACTGCAGTGATTCTGTGGGAGCGATTCGTATGGATGAAGACGGCGTGGTGCTGATTAATTGCGTGGAAGCTTATCGCCCAGCGCATTTGAGTGTTCCAGGGATGACGAGGTTTAGAGGGGCAAATCTTGATGCTTGGAACTTAGCTGCCAATGCAAAGCATATGATCTCCACAGATATTGTTGCACCGTAGCTTGGAGACATTAAAGTATGAGTCAGCTTCTCTCGATCATGGATAAAGCCTGTACGTTGTTAGGGTCATCGCTCTCAACCCATTCGGATCGCTACTCCAAGGCACAAACTTTGTGCCAAAGTTTTATGAATGCAGCTATTGAAGAGGTTTACCTGGCAATTCCCTGGCCGTTTGGGTTGGAGCGAATCTTACGTGAGTATGAGTCTCCCAAAGAGCATGAATTTGTTTGCTACCGCAATCGAGCTGATGTTGACTATGCGGATGTGCTTAAAATCCTAACCTATGCTCCATCGAATCTTGAATGGTTTGTCATGGGACATGGGTTCTTTTTTAAAGGCGCACAGTTAAAACAGCTAGTGCATTGGAGTGTCAGGATTTTGGATGAACTTAAAGCTCATATTGCAAGTTCAAGGATTGACCAACGTGCTTGGGGTTTTGGCCAGATTCCCGATTCCTTTGTGATGTTGGCAGCTTATAATCTCGCCACCAATGTTGCTTATCCCCTACATGGAGATGCAACCTTTACCGATGGTATTCGTTTGCAGTATTTAAAAAAATTGGAAGAATGCAAACGGCTT